CTAGGATGGAGTTGAATAATTGTTACAGATTGTGTAAGAATCTTGTTGAATATTTCAACACATTTCACGGTTATAATATGACTTGTATGACCGGAGTCGAAAATTCTGTTGTGATTCATCACAATAGATTTACTAAGAAGGCAGTGCGAGAGGACCAAAAGGTGATAGTTTTCACTCAGTTCGATAAAAGTTGGATACAATCCTTGGGAATAATGAACGTTAATACCGTTCATGAATGTCAAGGAGGTGATTATGCTGGGGTGCATCTGGTAATAACCGAAAGAGCGCGTGGATTAATTGACTCGAGTGTACCTCACATGAGAGTAGCACTATCTAGAAATCGCGCAGCTGCCGGAAACTGTCATGTTTGGGATAACACACTCACTGGTTGTACTGCTGTGATTAATTTGAGTCATATGGCAGTAAAGAATGCAGCAAATATCATGAATATTGCAGAGGTACCTCAAGAAACTGAAGCTATACCGGTGATGGCCACTCCAGAAAAGCTAAATCATAAGCCTATAATTAATCCGGTCTATGATGCCATCACTGTGAGTGATATTTTGTCCAAGGTCTATGAAATGAACGATGAAAGCCCAATACTGGTAGAAAGGACTAAACTACCAGATAACATGACTAATTTGAAGATCAATGTTGATGCTCTTAGGCCAAGTAGAGGTGATTCTAGAAAGTATTTTCCTGGCAAAACCATAGGAAAGCGTTTCAAGAGTGCTTCTAAATTGCAAACTCTTGAAACTGGGATTGGTCGGTACTCTGTATTAAGACCTAAAGTGGAAGAACCAAAATTACTGGCCGCTGAGATCTTCAAAAGAATGAAAGAAAGAGCTTTCAAAGCGAGACCTATGATTACTCAGGAGGTTTTGATGGAAGCATTGCGGGCTAATCTCGAAAAAATGGAATGTCGGGATACTGCTAAACGCGTGCAAGATGTGTTTGAGGATTCAAAAACATATCATGTACAATTCTTTCTTAAAGATATAACTAAAATATTTGCTTCTACTGGACCCATGGCTAACGATCCCAAGTTGGGTCAAGGTATAGCCGCTCACTCAAAAACACTGAACAGTATTTATGGAGTAATATTTCGTGCGGTTGAAATAGCGGTTAAGGAAGCTTTAGGTGATAACATTGTGTATGCGAACGGGCAGAATGAAGAAACATACGGAATCGATTTTGCAACGAAAGTTCGTAAAGGTGATCAACAAATAGCGACCGATATAGAAAAGTTTGAAGTTTGCCAGGGTGAATGGAGTCGTGAGCTAGAAATTCTTTTGATGGAATGGTGCGGGGTTCCAACGGAAATGACGGAACATTTTGCAATGCTTAAAACGCAAAGGTTGTTCCGATGCCCGGGTTTATTTCGAGTTGAGGTGAAAGGAGGTAAAGATTCCGGTTCACCGGAAACGTTGCTTTTCAATACCATTTTAAGGTTGGCTATATCCTGTTTCATTTACGACTGGGAAGATCTTTCCCTATTGTTGCTCAAAGGAGACGATGATCAAGCGAATGCAAGAAGACTGAACTTGAACCAGGATAATTTGGACAAATTGATGCGTACAGGGATGAAACTTAAAATTGATACTGGTTCAGTACCAAAATTTTGTAATTATTTCATGACTGCGCGAGGTTGCTTACCGGATATTGTTCAACGATCTGCAAAATTACAATCAAAGAGTTTCAGAACTTCAGAAGAGGTTGCTGTTTATCAGAGTTCGGTCAAAGATTGGTTTAAATTAATTAAAACCGGTGAAGACGCAGTTATGGCCGTTTGTTGTGCAGTTGAGTATTACGGATTAACGTACAATGAAGTGATGTATCTTTATTCTCACTGCTACACTTTTGCTAATATGGACAACGTCAAGATTTGGTGCGGGTTGAAACGTAAAGTATTGGACGTGGTGGTTGAAGAGTAAATAGGAAATTATATTTATTTCAGTATGAGTGTTATTAAGTCTACTTACGATAAACTTCTTGCCAATAGCCTGAACTCTGTGCATCCACATTTACATGAAGGTGATTATGTGGAATTTCAGGGATCAACTTATTGTCCAAAACTCTTCTACACCTGGATTAAATGTTGTCGACGAGGAGAATTGTCAGAGTATATGGAGTTGCTTAAAGTTGTGGAAGAGTCAAATTCAGCCATACGAGCACTATGTAATTCTTGGCCAAATGATCCTTGTCGTAATCTTGCTCTTTCTACTTCTGAGAAGGTAGGGATTATGAATGCAGATCTGAAGCAAGTGAAAGCTAAAGTGAATGAATTAATCATGTGCCATGCAAATTGTAACATAGTTAAGGAGTTATGTATGGATGATTTTGGGAAGCGTGAATTGGTTCAAGCTTCCAAGAAATCGTATGATTTAGTTAAGGCCAG